TTTTTTTGTTACATGAATTAGTTCTACCCAGTATGTCATGTTCTCCCTAACATACGTTTCGTCCATTACAACTCTTTTTAAACTATTTTTTGTTTTACCTTCTTCATTAGAATAAGTTGAAGGTTTCCAACCTTTAGCATTAAATGCAATATTTGATGATAACTCATCTGTCATTACATCTTTGTAATATCCAATCCACTCTCTCATTACATCATTCCAGCTTCAAACTTTTTCCAGTCGATTGCGTTTTTAATATCCCAACCACGACTATTGATTGACCTGAGAACACCATCAATATACTTGACAACTGTTTCAAGGTATGCTACTTTATGTTCTATTTGTATAATGTCTTCATCTGATTCTATGTAGACACTTAGGTCACTCTTTAATACTTTAAGGTCAAATGGTTTAGTGACGTAGACTTTTGCATCAGCCTTACCACCATAGTATTCCCATTTCTCACGATATAGTTTTTTATAATCACCTTTTGCTTTGTGTAAGAGTAATTCAAATCGTGATTTGTGGTCTAAGTATTTTGCGTAGAGTTCTTGGTTCTTGAGTGCTTCTGTATCAAGTCTTTCATCATTTACTTTTAATGAAAGATAAACTTCCATCTTCAATTCTTCAAGTGTCATAATATATCCTTTGTATTATTTATAGTGCATGGATTTCGTATATTTGATATGTGAAGTCTGCTTGAACAGTCATATATTCAACATCAGTAGATTGTTGGTTAAACTCCAACGCACCTAATGATACTGGATACATATCTTTAAAACGAGCTTCAACGATTGGGTTATTTTTGTTTGAAAGAACAGTTAGTGTTGCATCAGAAAACATAGATGCATCTGCAACAGTTTTTCCTACTGCACCCATATCTACTTTAGGTGTTGCAGTTGCACTACCTGTGTTTGATGTATTAGAACGAAATTCTGTAAACTGTTTTCTACTTTTAGGAAAGCCAATTCCTATTAACCATTCGTGTAGTTCTCTATAGTTTTCTAAAAACTCATCTACAATAAATGTGAGAGATAGATTACCATAAGTTAAATTTTGACCCAGAATAGGTATAGGCTTAAATGGTGTAGGGATTACAACATCTGAAAGTGTTATGTCTGGAATGTTTGCAGACACCGTAAAAAATTCAACCTTTGGAAGTTGGTTGATTGTAAACTTAAATTGAGTAGGACTTGCGTAGTCCAGTTTAGTCGGTTGTCTTGATACTGCTACCATTGTTTTTCCTTTTCACTGTTATTTATATTTAGGTAGAAACAAAAAAGGGGACTTGCGTCCCCTTCTAAGTCGGTAACAATTTGGATTACATTAAGTTTGTAACTTTAACTCTTCTGTAATACTTGTTGGTATTTCCTGAGATTGAAATCGCACCGTCACCAGAAGCAGCAACCGTTCCTGTGTGGAATGGGTTAGCAGCAATTCCGTATCTAGTTTTGAAACCAATCTTTGGTTGGAAACTGTTCTCACCAACTGCACGAACCATTTGTAATGGAACATACGGACAGTAGAACATACCAGCATCATAAGGTGATGTACCTTTGTAACCTACAATGTAGTATTGTGAAGCAGCTACGTTAGCAGAGTATGGGTCTACATACACTTTGTATCTACCGTTCATCACACCAGCAAAAGTTGTTGTTGTGTCGTCTACATTTAGATTGTTTTGTAAAGCAGGTGTGTAATCTAATACACCAGCCATTTGTAACGCAGAAGCAACATCAGCAGAACAGATAATCATATTACCTTTTCCTCTTCTTGTTTGTTGTCCTATTGCGTTTGCATCTCTTTCAACTGCAAACATTAGTCCTTTGAATTTCTCAACTGACCATCTACCGTTTGAATCAGTATCTAAATCGAAGATACCAGCAGTAGTTGTGTTTGTAGCTGCACCTTTAACAGCAGATACATAAACATTTCTTACAACTTCTCTGTTAATCTCTGCAAGTATTTCAGCAGATAAGATGTTTGCAAGTTCTGTTTCAGCATCTAAACCATGAATTGCTTTAAGGTCTTGTGCAAGTTCCATTGTGTACTCAGCTTTCATTGCTCTTGTTACAGCAGTAACAGTATGTTTCTCAATACTGAATGCCATTTCAGAGAATGCGTTCGCACCACTGTCACCTATTGCTTCACCTTGTAATGAAGTCATACCAGTTGCAGAAACATAAGTTCCAGCAGATGGACTGTCGTTAAGTACAGCAGGGTTAGTTTCTGTTGCACCAACATCTCCACCACCGATTGTTCCAGCAGCATTTTGGTTAGAAATATCAGGCATTGCTTCGTCAACAAGTGCTTCTGCACCATCAGATGATGCAAATCTTGCTCTCATTGCAAAGATTAAACCTGTTGGGCCAGTCATTGGTTGCACACCACAAATGTCGTATGCGATTAGATTTGGCATTGCACGTCTAACTAAAGATATTAAAATCGGATCCCAGCTGTCCATATCAGCGTTTCCACCGAATGAAGAGTTAGTTGGTTTGGTTTCTGCTAAAAAACCTCTGTCTTCTCTTAGAGATTTCTCTTGGTTCTCTAATATGATTGTAGTAACAGCACGCTTGTAAGCATCTTCGATTTTTGGTAAATCTGGGTGCTCAAGGACTGGCTGCCACTTCTCTTGTAGATGTTCTGTTTGAAACATTAGTTTCTCCTTGTTATTATTCTACTTATTTATTTACTTTGCACTCTTAACACCTTTTCCAATAGCCTTCATATAGACTGCCATTGAACCAGAAGTGTCTATGTCCTGTGCGTTGCCAGTTTCTACATCATCTGTTGCTTCAGTAACAACTGGTTTGTTCTTAGGGAAATAACTTTCCTTAAGTGTGTCAAGTTTACTTCTGAAAGAATCTTCGTCAGTAAAATCAACATCTTCAGTTAATGACTTAAACTTTTCAATTTCGACTTCAGTTAAATCACCAGTACACTGGGATATAACCTGTTCCCTAACTAACTTAGCATTGTTATTCTTGAAGCCGATGTTCTTCTCTACTTCTTCGTTTAACTTTGCTTCTAGTTCAGAAATCTTTTGTGATTGTGCCTCTAGGACATCATATTTTTCGTCTGGCACGTCAATATAGTGGTCTTCAAAGAGTTGTTTCAATCCAGAAATGAAGTCTTCTGCAATTTCACCTTTTAGTCCACGTTCTATTGCAAGTTCATTTTCTTTAGTCCATTCTTCCACGACATAATTGAGATAGTTATCCACTTTCTCAGTTAATTCTGTTTGAGTTTTGTTCATGTTTTCGTCAAGGTCTTTTCTGTAGTCTTCTTCTAATCTCTCAACTTCTTCACGAACTTTTGATTTCACTGCAGCTTCAAATACTGTTGCAGCTTTTCTCTTAAATTCTTCTGAAAGGTCACCCTCTCCGTTCATTAAAGCATCAACGTGTTCTTTAACATTGATATCCTTAACTCTCTTCTCTACAGCTTCTGCTTTTTCTTTATCTTCAGCAGACTCTTCTTTATCCATGTTTTCTTTACCATTCATGTATGAAGCATACATATTTTCCATTTCGCCTTTTTTCATAGACTTCATAGCTTTAATCATTTTATCTTGCATTTCTGCTTTAGTCTTAGGCATTTCCATTTCGTTTTTCTCATGTCCCATCTCAGAGATTTCTTTTTCTCCCTCTGGAACGTGACTAGCAGCAAGAGGTGCATTTTTACCTGCTTCTTTTGCTTTTGGCATTTTGTCTGGTTTACCTTCACCTTTTTGTTGTGCATCACCAGAAACTTCTTTTCCAGCTGCATCTTGACCTTTAGGTGGGTCTACTTTGTCTGGGGTACTTCCACCGATTTCTTCTTCACCAGTTGCACCATCAGTTGGTTTTTTCTTCATTGGTTCAGCAGCAGTTGCACCTTTTTTCGGAGCGTCAGCGCCATTGCCTTCTTCCAATTCTGCAATCACTTCCGCTTCCAACTCTTCGATTGTTTTATCTATTTCGTTAGCCATGGGGCTCTCCTTTTAATTGGTCTTTTAGTATAATATATTTATAAATTATAACAATTTGAGGAACTTAGCAAACTCTAACGCATCTTCTTTTGCGTGTCTACTTTTAGTTCTTCGTTCAATTCTATCTTTCATTCTCACCAACTCTGCTTCTACAAGTGTTCCGTTATTCCAAACCCAGTCTTTTCCTTCCATAATACCTTCTACGAAAGCATTTGGAGCAGATGGGTCTGCAACTATATCAGCTGCAGTTGCAAGGTAAAAATCGTTTCTAACGTAGTTCGCACCGTTCTTCTGATTTAAACTACCCATACCTCTTGATGATACACCTAACTTCGCACCTTCGTCCATTAGGTTCTTAACAATCTCACCCATAGGGGTTGATAATATCTTTGCTTCACCAATAAAGTTCTTTCCGTCTGGTTGTAAAGATGTAATCATATGAGATGCTCTCTCAAGATTTATAGTTGGGCCTTCTGGGTGTCCAAGTTCACCGAAAGCACGTTTCTCTTTAATATGTTCTTTGTCGTATCTGTTTACTTCTTTTTCAAGAACTTCCATAGGATATACTCTACCATTTCTGTTCTTAATGTCAGCTTGCATGAAGATACCTTTAATCTTATAATCTTTCTTACCACCTTCTTTTTGTTCAGTGATATATTCTACATCATTGATTTCTTCTGATATAAGTTTTATAGTATTCATGTTAAATTTCCTTAAGGTTGAGTACCGATTGATGTACAACTCATAGCAGCACTACACGCAATTGTATCACTTGGTTTTTTGTCAAGTATGATAACTTGGTCTTGAACCATAACCACTGTACCAGCATGAGTATTTGTTGCAGTAATAGTGTGATTCTCAGAACCACCATCAGTTAAACTAATTGCAGTTCCCCCTACTGTTTGTGAAAGATTAACTGTATTTGCATCTGCTACTTTTATAAAGTATGTTGTACCGTCCACTAACTCTGCAAGTGTAGTTCCACCACCATCTGAATATGTAACCTCATCACCACTAACAAAACCATGACTACTGACTGTAATCGCAGTTCCGTCAACAGCAGATTGTGCATTAAAAGTTCCTACAGGTGCAGCTATAGTAATTGTTCCAGCATTGGTAGCATTAACTCTAATTCTTGTTGCTCTTCCTA